ATTTAGCTATACTAGGTATGAAAGATAAGGTATTATACAACCCTTTTGCGGCTACACTACACATATCTGCGTAATCTAGTAATTTATTTGTTGGGAAGGTTCCAAATTTATTTATCACTCTAGGTATTATGGGTAATAAACATGTTCCATTTTTTACAGGTACAAATCGAGCTGAACAAAAACAAACATCATATAAGTTAGTTCTATGTTTTGTTTCAGCTTTAAATCCTAAACGTTTCATAATTTTCTTGTAGTAACCTTCTTTTTTTGCCACAAGCGCATTATCATCACCTTGTACTAACATACGCAAATTTTTAGGTAGATCATTTGCTTGTATTTTAGTGGCTTGACAATATATGTAACAGTGAATGAGTGCATTAAGTATTGAATTTCCTATACTAGTATATGGATCTCCTGATTTTCTACCATCAGGTGTTGTATATTTTATTCCAAACCGGCTATTGCTTCGTGTAGCTATATTACCTTTTACTAGTTGCATTATGGCTTTGGGTGCACCACAATACTTGAATATATCAGCTTCTATTTTCAATAAATATTTTCTAACACTCACGTCCCATTTAGAGACATCATCTTCAGCCCAACTCCCGAAGTCTTTCAATTTATGGGCCCACTTTCCCATTTTTTCTCCTGTTAACCCCGAAGAGTAAGTAATAAAATTATTGACATTCCATATTTGCTTCAATTTTTTACCAAAAGCAGCAAACCAAGGCCCTGTTAAATCTATAAATTCAGGTTGTGCTCCATTTATAACTCTGGGAGCTTTATTCAATAACCCATACTGTGATCTGTACAACAAATTTTCTACTTTCATAAATGTTTTTCTGGTAGTCCATTTCTTAATTTGTTCATAACTCAACTTTGTATTTTCATCAATATTGTTAAGTTTTAATTGTTCTTTGACATCAATTAATATTCTTTTCACAGCTGGTGTAGCATTTGAACCTTGTATATACTCTTCAAAAGAAAGTGGTTTTACATTTCGCATACCACCAAAGAAAAATTTTTTATTTTCTTTATACCAACTTGTAAATTTCTTAGCTTCACTTACATCAACTTCCTGCAATGGGCAAGTAACTCGAGCTCTAACAGCGTTCATGAAATTCCATGAATTACTTGAGAAGTTTATTGGTTTATACGGATTGTTAAATAGTCCTGTTTGACAACTAGATTTAATATCCATATTTAAGGGTTTTGTGCACATTATTTTACAACCTTCTCTTATAGGAGTGCTCAAGAAGGAGGGTGAATTTATTGTTAATGTTTTACCTAGAATAACACTAACGGGGTCTGGCTGTTTGTTTACAAAAGGATTCACCCTTTTTGTAAACATGTCTATAAGTTTCTTATTCCAACTAGACATATTATTAACAATATTATACCACCCCCTTGTGTGATAATGATTTCTCTAGAAATAAAGTTATATATCAAACTTATTATTACTCCTAAAGAAAGAGCAAATCTTCGCCAGTTAAAGATTGCTTCTTCATTATCTATTATTAGATTCAAAAATCTTTCTTCTTCTAAAGCTTCTTGGTAAACTTTAGGATAAGTATATTTTGATGCACCTCTAACAATATCGGTTAAATGCTCACTTTTAACATTCAACACGTGCTCCATATAGTAAAATCCATATTTTAAACTCTCCCTATATGTTTTCCCAGTTCTATCAAATTCCGAACTAGGTCTCACCGACCACCAGATTCTCATAGCTGATAATAAATCTGTTGGTACTCTTATCACATGGAATTCATAATCATAACACATTGTCTTTAACATATGCATTTGCCCAAATAATATATAAATAATATTTATTGGTATCATTATCACCAGTTCATAAATATATTTACAGAAATTCCATTTTTTTATAGTTGTATATTTTATCTCTTCCCAGTCATCAACTATAAATCTTCTCATATGAGTATTCAATACAGTAGGATAGCTTTCCGGCTCTTTATCCTCTGTAACACCTCTTGACGGTTGTTGAGGTGTTGTTGTTCTACTTATATTATGAATAGATTGTGCATGCACGCTTGCACTTTCTAATACACCGTCAGC